ATGCCAAATCTGTCGTACTGGTAAAACACAAATCCGGGGGTAATTCCTCTCTCTTTTTCAAAGCCTACGAAATGGGGGTGGAGAAATGGCAGGGGAGATCTGTAGATTGTATTTGGCTGGACGAAGAACCCAGCAGAGAGCTTTACTCTCAAGCCGTTACTCGTACTTTAGACAGACGGGGCATGGTGTATATGACCTTCACCCCGGAAAACGGGATGACGGAGACTGTTGCGGGGTTTATGAACAACCTCCAACCGGGACAGTCTTTAGACAATGCCACTTGGGATGATGCGTCCGAAAAGATAAGAACCCTTAATAACAACAAGGGCCATTTGGACGAAAACATTATGGCCCAGATTCTCTCTGCCTACTCTCCCCACGAAAGGGAGATGCGGAAGAACGGCAGACCCTCTATCGGAAGTGGTCTTGTGTTCCCGGTGAATGAATCCAAACTCCTGATAGACCCCATTCCGATAAGACAGGAATGGCCCCGCATAGCGGCGATAGATTTTGGGTGGGATCACCCTACCGCAGTGGTATGGGTAGCGTGGGACAGGGACGAAGATATCGTATATGTGTACGACTGTTATAGGCAGTCCAAAGCCCCCCCTTATGTCCATGCCGGGGTGATTAACACACGGGGAAATGTGGTGATCGCATGGCCCCACGACGGAAACAGAAAGGACAGCATGGGCAATCCCGGTCTGGCTGACCAGTACAGATCACACGGCTGCAACTTGCTTCCCTTTCATTTTGAAAACCCTCCCGCTCTGGGAGAGAAGAAGGGGGGTAACTCTGTAGAGGTCGGCATTATGGATCTCTTACAGAGAATGGAGCAGGACAGAATAAAAGTTTTCTCTCACTTGAATGACTGGTGGGAGGAATTCCGTATGTATCACCGGAAGGAAGGGAAAATTGTTCCTATCCGTGATGACCTGATGGCAGCGACTCGGTATGCCGTCATGTCACTCAGATTTGCCGTGCCTGATGGTGAATCTGAATGGACGGGAAAAATCAAATATCCAAAACTAGGAATCGTGTAATAAATGGCAAAAGACCAGGAACTCCTCGGACGAATAGATAACGAGGTCACTTCTGCCCTCGGCTACGGGGATGAGCTTTCAGAACAACGCAGAAAGGCGTTGGAATACTACTTGGGACAACCTTTTGGTAACGAGGTAGAAGGTCGTTCCCAGGTCGTTGATTCTACGGTGATGGACACGATTGAGTGGATCAAACCCTCCCTCATGCGGGTGTTTGCTTCCGGGGATGAGATCGCCAAAGTCCACGCACAAGGCCCGGAGGACGTTCCTTACGCCGAACAGGCGCAGGATTACATAAATTGGGTACTGTCCAGACAGACTGACTTCTTCCATGTGGCAAATACCTGGTTTACAGATGCGCTGTTGGCAAAAGTCGGAGTCGTAAAAGTCTGGTGGGATGATTCTGACAAGTGGGATCGTGAAACCTACTCGGATCTGTCGGATACAGAGCTTGAATCCCTGCTGATGGATGATGATGTCGAGGTGCTGGAGCATACAGAAAAAAGTACCGAAGATGAAATCCCCATCGTCACGCACGATGTCGTTATCACCCGGCACACCCAAAAGGGCCGTATCCGGATTGAAAACGTCCCGCCGGAAGAATTCTTAATCTCAAAAGACGCGAAATGTGTAGAAGATGCGAGATTTGTCTGCCACCGCGTCAAAAAGACCGTCACCGAACTCCGTGAAATGGGGTATGAGGTAGACCCGGATGAGATCGGCAAGGGAGATGATTTCTACACCTGGTCAAACGAGAAATCCGCACGACACGCTTTTGACCGCAGCGGTATCTGGGAAGATCACAATGTCGATGCGGAAGATGCGTTAAAAGAGGGTTGGGTTTACGAGTCCTACCTCAGAACAGACTACGACGGCGACGGCATTGCCGAACTCCGCAGAATTCTTACTGTTGGTAATCAGATTCTTGAGAACGAACCTGTAGACCGCAGACCTTTCTGTACGCTCTGTCCTATCCCCATCCCCCACAAGTTCTACGGCCAGTCCGTTGCAGATCAGGTGATGGTGGTACAGGAGGTGAAATCCATCCTCCTGCGAAATCTTCTGGACAATATGTACCTTCAAAATTCCGGAAGGGTCGCTGTACAAGAGGGCATGGTATCGCTGGATGACTTGCTGACCAGCCGCCCAGGGGGAATTGTCCGAACAAAAGCCCCCGGTGCGATACAGCCTCTACCGACCCCACCGTTAGCACCGTACACCTTTGAAATGCTCGGGTATATGGATTCCATTCGGGAAGAAAGATCGGGTATGACGAAGATGAGTCAGGGGTTGGATGCTAATGCACTCACTTCCCATACCTCCGCAACCCAAGTCGCTCAAGTGATGACCGCAGCGCAGCAGCGGGTGGAGATGATCGCCCGTATCTTTGCGGAAACCGGAGTCAAGGATCTGGTAAAACAGGTTTTTGAACTCGCGCAGAAGAACGAGGAAAAAGAAAAATACATAAAACTCCGTGGCGAGTGGATAGAGGTTCGCCCGGATATGTGGCGGGACTACATGGACTGCACAGTGGAAGTGGGATTAGGTCATGGCAATCGTGACCAGCAGCTTCTCCATATCTCCACCATGTTGAATTTTGCCTCTCAAGCCATGTCTGGAGGTCTTTCGATAATCACGGAAGAAAACCTCTATAACCTTGGCGCGAAGATGATCGAGAACATGGGCTTTAAGGATGTCCAGAACTACATCACCAAACCACAACAGCAGCAGGGACCATCCCCACAAGAGCAGATGGCGCAGATGGAGATGGCGAACAAACAGAAAGAACTCGAAATAAAGGCTGCAGAAGTCCAGATCAAAGCCCAAAAAGTCCAGCAGGAGGCGGCAGAAGCCCAAGTCGATGCTCAGTTAAAAGTACAGGAGTTGGCACTTGAGGCACAGCAGAACCGGCCTGTTGCGGTGGGTTAATGGACGAAAAAGCGAAAAGATTACTCGAAGACCCCATCTTCACAGAAGCATGGGACACCCTTCGGCAAAGATTCCTCGACACTTGGGAAAACTCCCGCCCCGAGGATATGGATACCAGGGAACAAGCCTGGTTAAGTTTGAGAAACCTGACTGATTTAAAACAACACTTCACATCCATCGTGATGACAGGTGAGTTTGATCGGGAAGGTTGAAACCTGACCACAAGGAAGTGGTAGGCCGCCTTCGGGCGGCTTTTTTCATGGAGCATACTCATGGCCGACACGCGACCAGCACCGGCAGTCAACACCGAAGAGGGGTCTATTTTAGACGCCCAAAACGCACTTCTTGGCTTACTGGAATCGGAAGATCAACCAGTAGCCGAGGAAGCACCCCCGACCGAAGTAGATGAATCCACGGATGATCCAGAGGAGTCTGTTGAGGCGGTTTCAGAGGACGAAGATTCTGAAGAAGAATACGAGTCCGACGAGGAACCCGAAGACGAAGACGACGAGGAACTTCTGTTTGCTGTCCGAGTAGACGGCGAAGAACAGGAAGTCACCCTTGACGAGCTTCTGAAGGGTTATTCCCGTCAATCTGCGTTTACCAAAAAAACGCAGGATCTGGCTGAGGAACGCAAGCAGATCGAGGCACTGCAAACGCAGTACAACCAAGATGTGCAGCAGATTCAGTCAGAGCGTCAGCAATACGCGCAGCATCTCCAGCAGATAATCGAAAACTCCGGCCTCGATCAATACGCGAATGTGGATTGGGAACGGCTCAAAACCGAAGACCCCATCGCATTTCTCGAAAAGAAAGAGGAATTCCGGGAAGCCCAGGAAAAGATCGCCAGAGTGCAGCAGCAGCAGCAACAGGCAATCCAGAAGAACGAGGCAGAAGCACGACAGCAATGGCAGGAATCCGTCAATCAGGAACACGCCGCTTTGGTAGAAAAACTACCGGAATGGGGTGATCCTGAGAAACAGAAAGTTCTTGCCGGTGAGTTGCGGTCTTACGCTTCCTCGCAGGGTTTCTCAGACCCGGAAATCGAAAATCTGATTGACCACCGATCCTTTGTTGTTCTGAACAAGGCACGGCTGTACGACGAACTTCAAAAGTCAGATCCTAAGACCAAGAAGATCCGTAACAAGCCTCGCGTAATTCGGAGCGGTAAGGGAGCAGGGAAACCGGATAAAACGACCAAGCGCACTGCGATGCGAAACCGGCTCAAGGAGTCCGGCCATGTCAATGACGCGGCTGCACTTCTTGAAAACTTAATTTCCTAATTAGGAGAAATATCTAATGGCAATCGCCACTAATACCTCACTGACTTATTCGTCAGTAGCGATTCGTGAGCAGCTTGCCGATATCATCTACAACATCGCTCCAATGGACACCCCGTTTTTTTCGGGATGTTCGCGGGAAAAAGCGACGAATACTCTCTTTGAGTGGCAGACGGATACTATCGCCTCTGGTGGTGCAAACCGCCAGATCGAAGGCGATGATTCACCCGCCGCAACTGCGAGAGCGGTTCCGACACGCTTGACCAACTACGCGCAGATTTCGCGCTATGTGGTTCAAACGTCCGGGACGGATGATTCGGTCAATTACGCTGGTCACGGTAAACATCAAGCCTACCAGGTCGCCAAGCGCGGCAAGCAGATGAAGAAAGACTGGGAGTATATGCTTTGCGATAACGTCGCAAAGGCCTCCGGTGATTCAACCACTGCCCGTGTTTCTGCTGGCCTTCCTTCCTGGCTGGCTACCAACTGGGTGTCGATGAATCCATCTTCGGGTTCACCGGCTGCTTCCGCAGGAACTGGCGCAGACACAATGACAGAGGCGACTGCCACTGCTTCCATCACGGAAGC